CCTTTAAGGTGTGAGGAGTTACGAGCTACAGGATAGCCTCGTTTCTTTAAGTCTATGCTGTACTCTGGAGTCCTGAAACCACTCGTTATCTTAAATGGTACACCAGCTTCATCTCGCGCCCTATCTAATAGATTAAGGAACTCCTCATCCATAAACTCCGCTCCGCTACCTGGCAGATCTGGAGAGTCAAACTCTTCTAGCTTAAAGTGTAGCATCCGATGAGTGATATTATAATACAGAGCATATCGTGACCGTCCATCTTTCCAAATGTCTGGAGCTTATATCGTGTATTCGCCACGTTTAAAAGTATTATGCAGATGAATGGTATATAGCTCATTTGTCTCTGTTTTGTCGATGTGTGATCGCCTTCTCTATGTTAACCCAGATAAGAGTCACGCCTCCAATTATCGCAATAATATAGTTGAGATCCGCGAGCCACACAGCTGCGCCCCACGTTGCCCACAATATATTGAGCCCCCACATTTTAGCGTCTATCATGGCTTTGAGTGATTTGCTCCCGCTGTTTCTGTTAGTGCCTGTTCCATCTTCTCCATGAGAGCTGTTAGTTCTGCTATTGTCATACTGCTGCGATTGTTATATCTGCGCCATAAATTACCGTCGTAAGCGAAGCGGGCAAAAGTTTAATTGTAATATTTGTTCCTGATGCGCTTGTGATATCGGTGATATCTATTAAGGTATTAAAATCCCCCGTTCCTTTTGCTTGTGTTGCTCCTGTTACTTGGCTAAATCGTAGCACCTCTACGCCATCCGTTTTGTTAGATGATGTGTACACTTGTACGTGTGTAGCTTTGTAACCTGATGGAATAGGGAGGAAAGCATAAAGCTCTGTGGCTGTCGATGGCGCTCTTATACCGAGATAACCAGCTACATCATCCTCTACCATGACTGGCGCTCTGTTATAATCGTCATTCATAAAAAACTGTGTGGGCATTACTTTAATTAGAGTCGTGGATCCAAACCAACCACCACCTCCACCGCCTCCAGCTGCGCCCCAGGTAAGAGCTCCAGAGCCATCTGTTTTTAAGAACTCACCCGATGCTCCGTCAGTGAGTGGAGCCATAACGCCAGAAGTATTGATCGTGATAATCTCCGTCCCCGCAGCTGATAAGCTCACTGGTAAATTAATCCCTACTTTTGCGCTCCCTGTCGAAGTGGAGATTCCAGTAATCCCGTAGGTATCTGTTACAACAAACCCCAACTTAGTTGAGTTATCACTTACGATATTATCTGGTCCTGGTCCCTTCGTTGAGGGCGCGGGTCCAGGGGGGGGGTTAAATAAATCTCCTTTACTATTGTCTTGAGATACTGTTATACCTGTAATATTTCGAGATAGATACATACATTCGATATCATACTCGCATCGATTAGCTATATAATTGAGCCCCGTAACCTGGTAAAAGTTTCCGCTATCCGCTGTGTTAGTTAATATCGTGTAAGGATGTATGTAAGTAGACCCCCTTTGGAATAAAGTTCCACGCTCTATCCTTTTCGCGTTTTCATTTGCTGCGAGCCTCTCACGAACTCCTAAGCCGTTAATAGATAGCTCAGCCGTTGAGCTCTGTAAATTGGTCCACTGTGAAGAGTCTACATAGGTTGTACCATTGTTTATTGAAATAGTCCCGAGGTCATTATCTGTAATTCTGTCACCAACAAGAGTGCTTCCTTGTGTATGTATATATCTTGCGCTATCTGGATTTGTAGCTTTAATATCTAAGGTTTGAAACTCCTGGGGTGAATCTTGATCGTAAATATGTACAGCAAACTCTCCTACAGTAACCTCTGCAGTAGCGCCTACTAAATCCGCATCATTTACGCCATAAACATTTAAACCCGAGATTGTAGCTGAGAGCTGCAATCCTATAGCTTGAGCTGCGAGCTCGCTTGTTAGTATACTAAAAGGTAAATAATTGATATCTCCAGCGTCTCCATCGTTTGGTGCGTTCGTTCCAAGCCTCTTATCGAAAACGTTGCTTATAATATCTGTCGTACTTACTCCAGACTCCCAGGAGGAAGCCGCATATATTGGGTCCCAAAATTGCGGAGTATCTGGATCTGTATCACTTAGCGAGTCATAAAATTGAGCGTAAGAGACATTTGTATCATCGAAAGTAACTGCTCGAGCGAGATACTTCTCTGTACCTCCTGAGTCTCCTACTCTAAGCTTTATCGCTAACTTTAAACGCGCAACTCTATCATCATCTGTCGAGGTCCCATCGCCTGGATATTTATAAGTGATAAATCCCGATATTAAAAACCTTGTTTCTACTGGATATTCAATATCCTCATCATCAAGAACTGTACCCGCTAACAAATCAATCTTTGTATATATTGAATCCCTTACAATTGGCTTATTGCCTTGATACTCTCGCTCCCTTACTACCTCCTTAAATGACGGCGCACTTGTTCTCTCCCATCCTTTAAGCTTCTCCCATTGTGGGGAGTTACTGCCAAAGATTGCCCCTGTGGTAACGTTTGCACTTGTGTTGTATGTCCTCGTCCCATCTCCTAACATGAAGTTAGCAATAGATGTACTCCCTGAAGCGTGCGACTGAATAGCTCCCAAAGGAGCCCACCAGATAGAGCCTTGAGCCATAAACACCGAAACGTTAAACGCAATTGCTAAACTCTCCAGCACTTCGTAGCTCGAAAAATATTGCTTTACTCCGTCGTTATCTTTATTGTAAAATGTATTATGGTGTACTTTACAATTCTCGAGCTGTTTGTTTTGAGCTCCATCTATGTGATCCTTGTACTCTTTACCTATGTAGTCTTCGAAAAACTTTAATTCTACATCTGATGCGCTCCATACATCGCTGATGTGTAGCTTTTGGATTAAGTTGTGAAGGTGCTCCATGACGAGAGCTGTACCAGTGTAAGCTACTCCGTTGTTATTGTAGTCAATACCTTTCAAATTAGCTAAACCGTCAACAGCTGTAATAGTTACAGGAGCGTGTGGATAGTCGTCAGGTATAACTGTTTGTTCAGGCATTATCGCACCAGCCCACCATAGCTCGTTAGCTGAGTCCTGGTCCCTGTATATCTCTATCCGAAAGGTCCCCTCCTCAGATGTGTCTAGAGCGTTATATATAATATCAAAAAGGGCACTATCTGGAGTTGTTGTAGGATGAAATAAAGTAATTTGTACTCGACTCCCTACAATTGGTTTGCATCTGTCGTACTCATCGAAATCATACGTTAAGCTGAAGCCATCTGGTCCCAAGTTGAAAGGTAAGTTAATCGCTGGACTATCGAGCGAAACAATTTTAACCTTCCAATCTGTATTTTTTAAATCTGTAAACTCAGATTCTGCTATAGTATAACCCATTTAAAATCTGTTTCTATCTCGTGAAGCTCGTGAATTACTTAATACAATATCATCTCCTGAGATACGCCCGTACACCTGGATAGAGTTACCTCCTAGCATCCCCTTGAGCTTTGAGAGTGGAGCGACTACCTCTGGATCTATATTCGCGCCCTTATTATCTCCTACCATTGCGAGAGTCGGACCATAAGCCAAGCCCCCCTCCGCAAGAGCTGGGATTCCAGCACTCTCTGCGCTTCGAGCTATGTTTCCTTTTATCCCAGCTCCGAGAGCTACGAGAGCGATACCCGCGAGAATAGTTTTAACCCCCCCTAAATCAATCATACTTTTCTTTATAGCTTCAATCACTGTACCATGCATAATCGCGTACTTTCCGAGATTGATCGCCATATCTCCAAGTGCATTGCCTAGGAAAGCTCCCATATTTTCGATGGGTTTTTGAGCTCCAATCGCTGTTCCTACCATCTCCGCGACTCCTGTAATCATAGTAGCAACTCCAGCGCTCACCGCGTCGTTTATATCGTCTGACATAGTCCTGACACTATCCGCGACTACTTCAGCTGTATTTTCTACAGCAACAGAGAAGTCATTTAGGAACGAAAGGAGTTGAGGTGTGGAGCTTACAACGAAATCTTGAATTCCATTGCTGAGAGTTTGAAAGGTAGTCGTACCCATCCCCTGGAGCTCCCAGAGTTTAGAAACTATATCATCTATCCCATCCCCAAATTTTTTAATCGAAACTACATCCTCTGTTATAACTGTACTTACAAAGGGCTCTACAACAACAGCTTTTGCCTCAGTTAATGCGACCTCCAAATCTTCGAGTGACCCATTTAAACCCTCAACGATATTCTTGTATCTCGATACGCTTTGGTTGTGTATCTGTCTATCAAACTTATCTGTTGCTCTAGCCACTAATAACTCAGATACTGCTAGTGATTTGTTTGCTGTTGTTAGCTCGTCAGTTTTTTGTCTGATCTTCTCATTAACAGCGTTGATTGTCGCTTGTCTATCTAAACCTTTTAAAGACTCAATAAATAAGTTTGTCTCTTTACGGGAGTTCTTTATATCTCCAGACGTACTGACTAAAATAACTCCAAGTGCTACGATTGCAGCTCCAGCAAGTACAAAGGGATTTGCTAGTAGGGCAAGGTTTAAAGCGAGTACGTGAACCTTTAAAGCTATAAATCCAGCTCCTAAAATTGACATCCCAGATACTAAACTAGGGATAACTAACAAGAGAGGACCTATAGCAGCAGCAAGACCTCCAATAACTAAAATGATTCTTTTTGTAGCTGGTGAAAGCTCTGTGAATTTTTGAGATAACTCTACTACGTAATCTAGTAAGTCGCTTATCACTGGGAGCAAATCTTCAGCAAGTGCAGCCCCAGCAAGTTTAAGGTTATCCATCGCAGTGCTGAACTTACCCGATGCCGTCTGAGAGAGTCTCTCCATCGCACCTTCAGCAAAGCCCCCTTCTTTCGATAAGCCCTTTAAATAGTCGTTAAACTGCTGCACAGTGACAGCTCCAGCTCCGAGCTCAGAGGGAAGCAATCCAGTTGCATCCGCTAAACCTTTAAATACTGGAATGCCTCTCTCCGCGAGTTGGTTTAAATTCTCGAGCTCTACCTTTCCTTTGGCGTTTACCTTTGCGAAAATAGCTGCAATCTCGTTTATTGGCTGTCCTGTTGTAGCTGCGATATCTCCCAGGAACTGGAGTTGCTCATTTACCTCTCCGATCCCTGTACCTGAAGCTATAAGCTGTCGAGCAGCTGTTGCTACTGCTTCTATTTGAAAAGGGGTTTTCGCTGTAAAGTCGTTAAGCTGCTTCATCATCGCAGCAGCCTCTTCAGCTCCTCCAGCGAGAGAAATAAAGCCCGTCTCCATCTTCTCGAGATCCGCTGCACTCTTTACAGCCATCGCTGCAATACCTAACAACGGGAGCGTTATCGACTTAGTCATCGAAGTCCCGAGCTTCGTGAAGTTACTCGTCATCGAGCGCATATTGCGCTGGACCTTTCCGAGGCTCTTATTTAAGCCTCTTGTATCTGCTCCTATCCGTACAACTAAATCTCCAAGCTTTGCCATCTCATTTCTTTTTTACTGCGAGAGCTTTGAACATATCCCAGCCCTTGTTATCTTTTTTAGCTTTTTTCATTTTCTTCTCCCAAGGGAAAACAGCTAAATCTCTGGGAGATATTTTACTCCCTTTTTTCGTGTGGACGTTTAAGAGAAGCGAAGTTTGCCACCTGGTACGCTCCCAGTTGGAACGCTCCAGCATCTCCTCACTCTCCTTCTTTCCACGTACCGCATTTCCGAACTCCTTAAACGTCAGAGAGTAGAGGGATTTAGGGCTGAGCCCCAATAAGCCCAACCCTAACTCCTCTATCCTTCCCCACGTTATAGGCTCATCTTTGCCTTTTTTTTTCCTCCAGCTTTAGAGTCTCCCCCCATCGCCTCTTCCATTACTGCGATCAACTTTGGTAAGTCGCTTACCTGAATCAATCCCAGCCACTCCTCTACATCTAAGCCGAACTCCATACCTTGCGCCTTACATCCATCTACTACGAAGTAGTAAATTAACTCAGGTATTAAAGTGATATCTGAAGCGTCAACTTCGACAACCTTAACTCCTGTCGCTTTTTCGAATGCTCTCCAGGCTCTCATCGTAGCCTTTACTGGATAGCTTATATTATTGAGTTCAATTTTCATGTTATGATATAGCTGCGTATACTATAGTCCCTACTACTTCCAAGCTAACAGAGTAAGTCGATGTATCTTCTACGCCTCCATTTAAGTCGCAGCTTACTACGTATGCCTCGAATGTAAACGCGTGATCCCCTGAGTTTTCAGCTGTAGCTGTTCCCAACATTTGAGTGAACTTAGCATCGAGCTTCGTTCCCGCTAATTGTAAAGGCATAATCTGTACATAACCAGTTGTAGCAGCCTCCTCAAAGTAAGCTGTAAAGTTAACTGTAGCTGAGACTCTACCAGGTAGTACAGCTTTAAAGCCGCCATCCTCTTTTACCGATGTGTCTTTCATCTCGCTTGAGACAGAGATACTACAATCTGTGATGTTATCGACCATGACGGGCGCTGCTCCATCTGCTGCAAGCATGACCCGTAAGTTCGAGCCGTTAATTAGTCCTGTTGTTTGTGACATTATTTTTTATTTTTTATTTTTTTTCTACGTCTGTCACCTCCGACAAGCGCTGTAATTAAGATATCTATCCAGCCAAATATTTTCACCGCTTGACTGTCTGACGGTACGAGGGAAAAGATCGCCCTCGCTGCGATTAATAAAGCAAAGAGTATACTTTGCCAGTGGTTTACAATTATATCTTCCATGTTATATGTTTTGTGTTCTTATTGAGTAATCTTGTATTGACACCCAAATATGCCTCGTCTCGTTGACGTCCATCTGTTCGTTGGCGTATTGAATGCTTTGAAGCTTAACGCCTCCATACGTTCCATTTTTGCGATCCAGTGCAGCTCGAACCGCCACGCCTAAATCTATCGCATTATTGTACGTAGCTTGAAAGTTATATACTTCTATATTTGACACGTCTATCGCTCCCCCATCCTCTTTTGATTCACTG